ATGAGGTTGACGATGGTATAGTCTACGAAAGAGATAATACTACTTTGTTGTCTCCTTTCACAGTTCCTAACCTTGGCATAAACATCAGTACTGAGTTAAGAAGGGTTAAAGGTAAGACCCTTGGTGTTCTCCTAGTTGATATAAACAACACAAGCAACATTATGGATACAGCAGAGGTTCAGTTTAGAAAGACAGGTGACACTAACTTTACAGCTATAGCAACTATGGGTGCCTTTGTAGGTACAGATAGGGTTGAAGTTGTTGGTGTAGAGGATGCCTTCTATGACATAAGGGCTAGGGCTACTAATTCTCTTGGAGTACATGGTGACTTTAACACTGTGTCTAACTATTATGTAGAAACAATAACTGCACCACCAGCAGATGTAACTAACTTCGATGGTAACGTAGTAGGTAGTAATCTGTTCTTAAGTTGGACACCAGTTACCGACTTAGACTTAGCCCACTATATCATTAGGTATTCCCACTTAACTAGCGGTGCAGTCTACTCGGAAGCTGAGAACATAGCACAAGTACCTGTAGGTAGTAGTACCCTTGCTTTACAGAATGCTGGTGTAGGTACATACTTTATTAAGGCTGTAGATGATACCACAAGTGGGTCTAGCTCCTCTGTAAACCCCGCTGTGTTTGTCGTTACCTCTATAGGTATTGGGGACCTTAATGTTGTAGCTACACTAACAGAGAACCCATCTTTTGCTGGTGTTAAGTCTGGGGTATCTATTAATAGCGAAGGTTACCTAGAACTAGCAGAAGGTTTTAAGTTTGATGATGCTACAGGATTATTTGATGATAGGGGTCAAGACACAGACCCTGTAGGACTCTTTGATGACTTCACTGGTTATGGGTCTTCTGGAATATACTACTTTAGTAATGACCTTGACTTAGGGCAAAAGTACACAAGCAGGCTAACCTTCTCATTTACAAGCACAAGGTTTGATAGGACAGCAAATTTTGATAGTGCTACAGGTAACTTTGATGATAGAGGTGATGGTGTTGCCCTATTTGATGGTGATCCTACCACCTTTAGTGATACCTCTGTCTCTCTTCAGCTAAGGCATACAGACGATGATCCTACAGGTACGCCTACTTGGTCTGATTGGCAAGCATTTTCTGTATCTGACATAACAGCTAGGGCCTTTGAGTTTAGGTTAGTATTATCCTCCACAGATACTAATGTTACTCCTGTCGTAAGTGCTTTGTCAGTAACGATAGACATGTCTGATAGAGTAGTTTCTGGCAGTGATATAACCTTTACAGGAACAACTAATATCACCTTTGATGATCCCTTTGTAGTTACACCAGCTATAGGTCTATCCCTAGCTGACTTAACTAATGGTGACAGGTACACGATAACAAACAAGACCCGAACTGGGTTTACTATTAACACTTTTACTGGGGGATCAGCAAGTACCAATGCAGTGACCCTAGACTATGTAGCTAAGGGCTACGGAAAGGAACTAACATAATGTCGCAATATGCTTTTAGTGGCAATACTATCATAAACCAAAGTTTCCCCGATACTAGGACAGCTTTAAACGCTGCGTATGCGGCCTTAGCTTCTAACTCCAGTGGGGACAACGACCCTACTTCAGTAGCTGGTGGTAGCCTAGCCACAGTACAGCATCAGTGGTGGTACGACAGTACAAACAACAAACTAATGCTTAGAAATGACGCTAACAATGCTTGGATAGAAATAGCGACAATAGATGAAACCTCTGGTAATGTGTTGTCTATTACTACTCAGGGGTTGACTATTGGTGCTACCGCACTAACCGCTACAGGTACAGAAATTAATCAGCTTAGTACTATTACTAGGGGTTCTATACTTTACGGTAATGCTTCTGGCGTTACATCAAGACTAGCTAAGGGTGCAGCCGATACTGTACTTACCTCAGATGGCACAGATATTTCATGGGCTGCTGCTGGTGGTGGGGGTGGTACAGAGTTTATCTCTACATCTGGGGCAATCAGTAGTGCAGGCAGTGTAGTATTTACGGGTTTTGATGATAGTAAATACAACAATTACTTTTTTATGTTTAATAACGTACTCCCAGCATCAGCAGACACTTTGTATTGCCAAACTTCCACGGATAACGGGAGTAACTTTGCAACAACAAACGGAGATTATCATCGGACTGGTAATGCAGATGCAACTGGCATGCTGGTAGCTGAAAGTATGCAAGCGGGTAATCCTACCACTTACGGGGCTTCTGGGAGATTTGAACTATACCAACCCACAAACGCCGACAACTATACGTATTCCGCGACATACGTTTTACAAATGGACAATTTGTTTAGAATCAAGCAGGCAGCAGCTCAAAACACACTTAACTACCAAAATTCTGCTCGTATAGCGGAGGAAGATAACGATGCAGTCAGATTCCTATTTATTGGGGGCAGTAACATAGCTAGTGGCGAGATTGCGATGTACGGAATTAAGAAAGCATAGGAGTAAATCATGCCACGTTACAATATAGTAGACGGCCAAAGAGTACAGTTTACAGAGCAACAAGAAGCGGAATTTAACGAATTACAGCGGCAATACCCCGCACAACTTTTAGGTCTACAATCTGTACAGGTTCGTGAAGAACGTGATGCCAGATTAGCTGAAACTGATTGGATGGCTTCTAGTGACCTTACCATGCCCTCTGAGTGGGCCTCCTATAGGTCTTCTCTTAGGGACGTACCAAGTCAAGCAGGGTTTCCTAATACAATAACATGGCCCACTAAACCATCTTAAGGAGCAACCAATGGGATACAAACTAGGACTACGAAGTAAGCAGAACTTGTCTGGGGTACATCCTGACATGGTTGCTGTTGTCACAAGAGCATTGGAGATTAGTGAAAAAGACTTTAGTGTAACTGAGGGTGTTCGTAACATTGAACGTCAGCGTATGCTTAAGAAGACAGGCAAGTCAACTACACTTAAGTCTCGTCACCTGACAGGTCATGCAGTAGATGTTGTCCCTTATCCCGTGTCGTGGGAGTGGGAAGAGTTCTACCCCATTGGAGATGCTATGAAGAAGGCAGCAGAGGAGCTAGACATTAAAATTGTTTGGGGTGGCGATTGGAAGAAGTTCCCGGATGGTCCTCATTTTCAGTTAGACTGGAAAGCCTACCCCTGTGACTAGGGGGGTAGAAGATTGTTTCGTAATGGGTAAAAACATATCGGCAAGTTTATTGTTTGCCTTAGTACTACAAGCTGCGATGATAGTTTGGAGTATTTCACAGATGAGGGCAGACGTAGATGCTAACTCGTCATCTATAGTTAGAATTAGTGCCGATGTTAAGGCTGTTGAAACATCCTCAGTTACCCAAGCCGTTCAGTTAGGTAAGATAGAAGAAAACATAAAGGGAATTAAAGAGTCCCTTGAAAGGATGCTTGAGGTAATGGAGAGAGACTAATGCTAGACCCCATAACGGCCATATCAGCCTGTACTGCCGCCTTCACTATGACTAAGAAGCTAGTGCAACATGGTAGAGAGATAGAAGACGTTATGGGGCAGCTAGGGGAGTGGTTTGGAGCCGCCTCTGACCTTGCTAAAGCTGAACAACAAAGAAAGACACCTTCAACTATACAGAAGCTAACTGCGGGTGATAGTATAGAGAAGGAAGCCTTTGACATAATCGTGCATAAGAAGAAACTAGCGGCTCAACAGAAAGAGTTAATGTTCTTATTGAATATGCGTTTTGGCCCTAATACTTGGGACGAAATGATTAAGTTAAGAAGGCAGATCAGAAGAGAACGTGAAGAAACTGTTTACAGGGCAATGGAAGCTAAGAAAGAGATGATTAATAACTTAGGCATGTTTGCCTTGTCTCTGGGTATCTTACTTGTCGTGTTTGGTGGGGTATATTTAATTGGGTTAGGTACAGGTTCGTGGTAAAAGCATTATTGTTGGCGACACTCTTAATTTTCACTGTGGGGGTATCAGAGGCTAAAGAGCCTAAGATGGTTATCTGTAAGTTGTGGAAACGGGTTAGCATAATGGGCGTTCAACAATGTTGGTATCGTGGACCTAACGGATCATCTGCTACGTTCTTCCCTACACCTTTAATACCTAAGTACGAGTACGGGGCTGCATACAGGCAATGTCCTCAGAGTTTTGAATGTGTATACGACTTTAAGAAACGTAGACCTTCTGCACAAGAAATTATAGACGGATTGAAAGGACGCTGAATGACACCAGAGAAACTAGACGCATGGCGAATTGCACCAAGGCTACTTATACTAAGTTACATGATTGTGTTCTATCAAACCTGTAACTGGTTTATGGATTTAAGTTCGCCAAACAATGCCCAAGCAGGATTCGTTAGTGTTATAGTTGGCGCAGGGGCAGCTTGGTTTGGGCTGTACCTTAACGGGGGTAACAAGAAATGATTGGAGCAATTATTAGCAGTCTCTCAGGGTTAGCTACGAGTATAATTGATGGTAAGACACAACTCAAGCTAACTGAGGCAGAGATTAGGAAAAAGCAATTAACTGGGGAAATTGATTGGGACTTAGCGGCTATAAAGTCTACGGAGAACTCTTGGAAAGATGAATGGATTACACTCCTATTCTCGGTGCCACTTGTACTTGCGTTCTTACCTTTTGCTTGGGCAGAAGATGTAGTAGCTAATGGTTTTGCAGCCCTTGAATCAAT